TGGTTAGGGTTACAAGCACATCACCAATTCCATCAATGATTGCTGCTTTATCATTTTTTTCAAGTGCTGCGCCTAATTCTGCAACTTCTTCTTTGGTCTTTTCAAATTGTGCAAGTGGCGTACTGTTTTGAATAATTCCTCTATCCTCACCCCAACGGATAACATCCATTTCAATAATTTTAAATGTTGACATTATTTATCCTTAAAAATATAAATGATTGCAACTGTGCAAGCAATTGCAGTTAATGATATGCCAAAAAAGATGCCAGATAAAACGTATATAGGCTTAATCCATTCCATTTTTTTCCTTTAATTTTGTTTCTATGGCTTTAGCAAACTCCACTTGCGTATTGTGTCCCTGCATTGAATTCTTTATTTCATCATCCGTAAGCCCTACCCATTCTTTCTTTTGTGATGCTAAATAAAGCGGCACATCATCATCAAACGCTCTTGTTTCACTAAATTCATTCCACCCTTCTTTAACGGAAGATGGATGCCGCCAATATGCCACAGGTTTATCCATTGTTTTTTTCCTTTAACTTTGTTTCAATAGCTCTAGCAAATTCACCTCTTGTTCCGCAATTGAATTGCGACAAATGCCATATTTCCTCATCCGTTAAACTTACCCATTCTTTTTTTATTGGGTTTCTTTTTGAATCTAAAAATCCATTATTACGTTCTTTAATTTCAGCAATTCTATCTTCACGCTCATTATATTCACGCTCAAATTCTTTAAACCAAATTGGGTCACGCATCATATTTCCTTCCAGATATATCGTTAAAAGATTTTAATTCTTCTGCCCACATTAGTTCTTGCATATCTTTTTGTCCTGCCGCAAATCCTAAATCAAAACTAAGAATTAATAATTTTTTTTCTTGTTCGCTAAAGCCTTTAATTTCAGAAATTAATTTTTCAAAATCTTTTATATTCATAGCTCACCTATCATTGGTTTAGTATTAAATAGTTCTTTATGTGCAGGAAATGTTTCTTGCCATAAACGAGCATAAAAAGCGATAAAGTTATTGCTAATTTTAAATTCTTCACCAGTGGTCACAATGTAAACTTCCCAACGGATTCGATTAATAATTAACCAATGACTAATCTTTTTTCTACGTTTGGCAATTGCTTCAAATGCAAATTTTTGAAAATATTGCCAAACCATAGGATTGTCTTTGTGATATTTTTCCCATTCTGCTTTGCGCTCCTCAAATGTTTCGGTCATTGTAATTTCCCTTCACCTCTACGGTTAGCATTTTGAGTGCGCCATGCTTCAATGGTTGATGTTGCTGCAACCATACCCCATCGGTTTAATTCGTCTTGATACACAGCATCTTTTAATGCAGCAAGGTGTTCTGTGTAAGATTTAGATTTATATGCTTCACGTTCTTGTGCATAAGCGGGTTGAGATACGTTTAACGCCATTTGTTGCGCTTTAATCGTCTTTCGATATTCTTCCATGTAAATTTTATTTGCTCGTGCCTGAGCTGCTTTAGGCGCATTGGTTCGCAAATAATCTAAAGCTTTTTCTACGTCATCATCTGTGATTATGTGTTTCATATTTCCTCGCATTGAATAAGGTGGGCTAATCGCTGCATTTGGAAGTAACTTTCGACACGCATTTGCTATGCCGCCAACATCCGCTTTCGCCCGTTGATTAGTTAAACCAGAGGTATAAGCCGTGTAGGATACCTACTGGGAAGAATACCGCACCCGCTATCAGAAAGCCCCACATAGCGCCAGTAAAGCAGGTAAATATGTGGGTAAGCCATGCTGCAAAAAATGTAACCATAATTACTATTGGTGTTAATGTATCCATTTCTTTATCCTTATTTCTTGCATTGAATGGGTGAGGTACTCGCTTCACTGAAAATGCATCTTATTTTTTTACTAGTCGGAATTTTACCGAACAGAATCCGCTTTCCCTCGTAAAGTTGTCAAATTAGAACGGTATCTGATCATCCATATTTTCGTTATAGTTATCCGCAGGCTTTGATTCTTGTTTAGGCGCAGGCTTATCGCCCGATGCTTTACCACCTAGCATTTGGAAGTTTTCACAAGTAATTTCAAATGCAGTACGTTCGATGCCTTGTTTATCGGTGTATTTTTTACTTTTAATCTTGCCTTCAACATATACGGCACTGCCCTTTTTTAAATATTGTCCGGCAACTTCGGCTGCTTTACCAAATATAGAAATGCGATGCCATTCGGTTTCTTCTTTCATTTGCCCACTGGATTTATCTTTCCATTTGCTTGTTGTTGCAAGGTTAAGATTAACCACAGCATCGCCAGACGGTGCATAACGAACATCTGGGTCTTGCCCCAAATTTCCGATAAGGTGAACTTTATTTAAACTTGCCATTATTTATTTTCCTCTTTATATTTTTTGATTGCGCTGCGAATTTTTGAATCTAATTGTGACCATAGTGCGCTAGTCCAATCAGCATCTAGTTCTAAACTTTTGACATACTCGACACATCCGGCAATGTCATTTTTACTTGCCATTACAATTATTTCCATTGCGATATTTCGAATTTGTTCTTGGTCTGCGGATGACATTTTGTCGAATATATCTTGGGCAACAGATTTTGCTGCGGCAGGTTTTATCATTGGCTGCGTAGTTAAATCAGCATCATTATCGCCTTCAGTTGGTATGGCAAATGCTTGCATACAGGCGTATTTATAAGCGGCAGACATTGCTTTATTGGTTGCCTTATCACCACTATCCATTGCTTCACCAAAAGTCTTGATTGTATGTTTGCTTCCATCTTCAGCAGACACAAGATCAAATTCAGCATCAACCGTTACATAAAACAAGGTTGTGCCTTTTTGGGTAATTCGCTCATTGCATTCACGAGATAACATACGTGGCAATATGCACAAACCAGATTCGGCAAGGATTGGTGATAATGCGTTATAGACATCATCAATGCCCCTAAAATTGTATCCCTGTTGCTGATTTTTGTTGCTTTTACTAATGCCCATTACAGACAATGCTTTTTGTACTTTATTAATTGATTCATAAACTTTCATATATTTTCCTTCACTTTGATTTTGTTAAAATCTTTCAATGATTCAATGCCTTTAATAGATAAAGTTCTAACTTCTGCCCATTTTTTTTGTACTTCAGGGTTTTCTGAAGGCGGTATCCAACCGTAAAGCAATTTCCATCTAATCGTGATGTCGGTTGTTGCGCCTGTCCAAATAAATTCGCTCGACTTTGTTACCATTATTTTTATCCTTCCATATATGCAACCACTAAAAAACATAAAGCAATTAATGCAAACAAAACTTTAGGGTGCTGCGCCAACCAATCATTAGGATTTAATAATTTGTTTAGCATGGGAATTTCTCCAATGTAAACAGGTTGCAAAGAACATTGTGCGGATCATAAATAGACCAGATATTGTAATGATGGCTGCCCTTGTAATCCCAAATGGCACATTCAGCACCATCAACCATGAACGCCCATGAATTAACTACTTTTTCTTCATCATCTTGAACATTAGGTTCAAAACCTAGAATCTCGATAATTTGCTTTTTGGTGTATTTGGAAAGAGTGCCAGTTCTATAACTGCCTGACATTTGAATTGGGATGATTTGCATTTTATTTCCTCACATTGAAATTAATTTAAGGTTTTTTCTACGATTGTGAAATTAAACAAATCGTATTTTTTTGCATCAGCTAAAGCATCTTCATAACTATAATACACGCCAACAATATCAACTTCATCAGATAACACAAAAACTTTAATTTTCATTTTATTTCCTCACATTGAATGTTGCTTAATTAATATGGCGCAGTTTCAAATTTAGATAGATCAATTTTAGTTTTGCGCCTGCGTGGTACTTTGCGGGTAATGTGCGGATAGGTTGGTTTAATCCAAACCCATCGCACAACATTACCTGCATCATCTAAGATGCCGTATTGAATCATTTATTTATTATTTAATGCTTGTTCAATCCAATATTTAGCATCACGCTTTAAATCGAATGTTTCATATACATAACCATCCGTAGCATCTGCGTCAATTACATTCCAAATAACATATTCACGACCTGATGCTGTTTCGCCTAAATCTTTAATTATTTTGTAATTTGTCATTTTATTTCCCTCACTTTGAAAATCCGCTAAGTTGCTGCGGTATGTAAGAACAATAATTGATAATTGTAGGTTACGCAAGCATTATTTGATTAATTTTGTACATTTTTTTAAATATTACAAAAATACTTGCTTTTTTGATGGGAATTGCACAATAATTGCCTTTGAATCATTTTTTAATTGATGAAAAGGAAACAAAATGTCAAGAGTTATGCCTAGACGCAGCATGAAAATGTTTACATTATTGGAATGTATATACGAATTAGGCGGTGCAACTTATAACGATGTTTTAAATGAAATAGGCAACATAAGTAGTCGTGGCACACCATCTGAAATGTATAAATTTTTCAATAATGCTTTAGATGCAGGCTATGTTTACATGGTTGGCGATAAGTATAAGGTTTTGCCGGATGTGGCAGCACACATTGATTCAGTGCTAAAAATGGAAGGTAATTACAAACCTAAAGATTTAGTACAACCTGCTTATCGCAATATTTTTACGCCTGAATTAAAGGGTTATGAAGCTAAACTTTTTAGAAACAAGAGAGGGTATGAAAATGGATTTAAATGAATTTCTTAAAGAGCATGGCGCAGCAAAACGATTGGCAGATAAATCAGGTATTTCACCGCCTGAAATATCAAGATTGCGTACAGGCAAAAAGAAAATAACTTTTGCTAGTGCTGCGGCAATTGAATTTGGTAGTGATGGTGCAATTAAGATGGAATCGCTGTTAGAAGATCAGCACGATAGAACCATTGCAGGCTTTATTCGTGCCAATGTTTCGCAGTAATAAACTGTTAAAGGCGGCAAAAGGGCAGTCATGCATGGTTCAAATACCCAATATATGTAATGGGAACAATGAAACAACTGTGGCTGCCCACAGCAACCAATTAACGCATGGCAAGGGCATGGGCATCAAGGCACACGATTGCTTTATTGCTTGGTGTTGTAGTAGTTGCCATGCTGAAATAGATATGGGCAAGATGAGCAAACAAGATAAACAGCATTATTGGCAGCAAGGGTTTGAACGTACTTTGCTTGCTATGCTTCAACTTGGTATTCTTGTTGTTGCTTGATATAATTAAATGAATTAATGCGCTTGGCAGCGTAAATAGGCAACCCTAAGTCTGGATTCTGCAAGTGCCTACTTGTCTGCCAACATTCGAAAGAATGAGAATCCAGTCTTAGGGTTTTTTTTTGGGAAAAACAAAATGAAACTTAAAGAAATTGATGCAGTTGAAGTTGGTATTACTGTTTATGGAAAAATTATATTAAGACAAACCACAAGTGAAGAAAATTTTGTTTATTTAACATTAGATCAATTTAGATCAATACAAAAATGGGTTGATGAAAATATAGGTGCAATTACTTATTTGTGGAATGATGGTGTTGTTGATGAAGTTGATGAGGATGATGATAATGGCTAGATCAAGAAACATAAAACCATCATTTTTTCAAAATGAAGAATTGGGCGAATTATCACCAATAACCAGATTGGCATTTATTGGTATGTGGACTATTGCCAATTATCAAGGTTGTATCGAGTACAGACCAAAACGGTTAAAAATTCAAATCCTGCCTTATGATGATTGCGATATTGAAAAAATCGTGAATGCTCTTGATAAATCACGATTGATTCGGTTGTACTCGGTTCAAGGCAACCAGTACATAAAAATCATCAATTTTGAGAAGCATCAAAACCCACATAAGAACGAACGAGAAGCAGGCACAGACATTCCTGATTATGATGAAAAGTATTTAAAAAACAATGAGATACAAAATATCACGATTAATCGTGATAAAGACGGAACTACTCCGGCTGATTCCCTCTTACTGAATCCTGATTCCCTCTTATTGATTCCTGAATCCAAAAGTAATGATCGACTTTTAGGTTTTGAGGATTTTTGGTCTGCATACGATCATAAGAAATCAAAACCAATGGCGCAAAAGGCATGGAAGCAGATTGGTGTTGATGATGGATTGCTTATAACAATACTTCATGCCGTTCATGCTTATGTGAGAAATACGCCTGATAAGAAATATCGAAAACATCCGGCAACTTGGTTAAACCAGAAATGTTGGGAAGATGAAATTACTGAATCTAAACCAGTAGAAACAGAAAAAGAACGTAAGACAAGGGAATTCTACGAGCAAATTTATGGAAAGGGCGTTAAAGATGAGCAATTTACAATCGATGCAGAATAATCAAATTCCTACATCATGGATTGATGCCTTATTCATAAAGATGGCGAATTTCTATGGCAATAAATTTAAATTGATGTGGGGTGATTCAGATATAAACCATGTAAAGGCAGTATGGACACAAGAATTATCCAAACTATCTCGTGATGAAATTGCAAAAGGCGCAAATTCATTAGTCAATCAGGAATATTGCCCATCATTACCGCAGTTTATAAAGTTATGCCGTATAGAAATTGATGCGGTTGCTGCTTACTATGAAGCATTGAATGGCGTGATTGCTCGTGAGAAAGGCGAAATGGGCGAGTGGTCGCATCCGGCTATATTTTGGGCAACCACTAAGATTGGTTCATTTGATTTGAAGAACCAGACGTACAGCAACATCAAGGCAAGGTGGGAACGTGCCTTAAATGAAGAAATAAACAATGGTCAATGGGCAGACATACCACAAGCTCAGATCGCCTTACCTGCGCCTGCTACGCCTGCCACAAAGGATGTTGCCGACAAGTATCTAGCAGAAACGCAGATCATTAAAAAGCAGGAATCTAAAACAGATCATAAAAGATGGGCAAAGGTAATATTGCAACGTGAAAAAGATGGTGATAAAACATTAACGCATATACAATTATCAATGGCAAAAGACGCAATGAAAAATGAAGTGTATTGAATGTGAACATATAGCTATTAAACCTTACCCAAGCCATGCACAGATTGGTTTGGGTAGATGCATGAAAGAAAAGTTCGTTACTTTTTATGCATTAATTAAAGATCATGCTTGCCAGATGTACATACAAACCGATCAAGAAAAGATCGAAAAAAGGATAAAATGGTATGAGAATCGCCCGAATAGATGACAACCAAAAGCAAATTGTGCGATTTTTGCGTGATAAAGGCGTGTCTGTGAGCATTACCAGTAGCACTGGCAAAGGTTTTCCCGATTTAGTCTGTGGATACAAAGGGCGAAACGTACTTTTAGAGTTAAAAGATGGCGCAAAACCGTTATCAGCGCAAAATTTAACGCCTGAACAGCGCATTTGGCATTATGATTGGAAAGGGCAAGTTGCTGTGGTAAATTCGCCTGAAGCTGCTTGGCTAGAAATACTGAATCAAACAAAGGATTGACATGGTCACGTTTAAAATTGGTGAACAACCTGAAGAAAAAGAAACGCTAACCGATTTGGTAATGTGTTTGCTGCATAGCGCAACTGTTACTCACATCATGCACTGGCAGACAGAATCCTATGCTGCCCATCAAGCATTAGGAATGTATTACAGCGATATTCCTGATTTGATTGATGATGTGATTGAAGCATATCAAGGCAAAACAACAATCATATTGCGTGATTTTCCAATTGAATCGGAATCATACGAACAAATGACACCACTTGCATATATGGAATATTTAAGTATGGAGTTAACTGAAGGTAGAGCATTGTTCGGTACTGACCCAGAAATCCAAAATTTAGTTGATGCGATTGCTGATTTAATCGACTCGACAATGTACAAACTTAGACGTTTTAAATAAGGAATAATTATGAGCAAACAATTGGATGATGCTATTGAGCATTTAACAACCACTTACCAATCATTGGCGCAAGCGGCTGCCGGATACATAAACACGCTAGACGCTAAAGAAGTTGCTGCCGCATTGAAGAAAGCCAAACCAGATACGGCTGAATATGTTGCATTGGAGCAATTAAACAACCTAATGCAATTAAAGAATAGTCAACCTGCACAGGTGGTCAATGAACCTATTGCAACAACTGAAGAGCCAACTACTGAATAAAATACAATATAAGACAAGACAAGATATGACACTTACAGATTGGTATAGTGGGAAAGTTAAGCCCACTCGAATTGGCGTATATGAAAGGCGTTCATCATACGGCTTTAGCCATTACAGTTATTGGACAGGCAAAGCATGGAAACAAATGGCATTCACGCCCGATAAAGCACAAGAGTTATCATGGGATGATGACAGTTTCTTTCAAACGCTTGAATGGCGTGGAGTAGTTAAGTAGCGTCAATACGCATGGGGATTGTGGGCATGGTTACCACACTTGAGTGATACGGTTCGAATCCGTAAGCCCATCAAGAGCAATCCTCAGTCGTATTGGCGTTGATTCGTCAATTACTTGGTAGTTTGCTTTCCATAGCCTAGCTATATGTGGCGTGAAACAATAGCAGTGGGGGCTAGGTTACATCACATAACGTTGCAGAGTTATGATGATCTCCGCTTAGTGACCCCACATTTACAAGAAAGAATAAGACATGACAAAAGATCAGATTATTGTTGATTTGACAAAGAAATTATATAAAGCAAATAAAACAGTTAAAGAATATAAAGAAGCGCAAAAAGAAATAGGTTTGATTATTTATGGTATGGGTGCGCCTTTAAATGATAATTTGCTTGGATATACAAAAGAACAATTAGTTCCGTTTTCAAGAATAGCAACAATAATGGATGTTAGGTAATGCCAACTGCACCATTAAACACTGAATGCAAAGAGTATCAATGTCGCAACCCTAAGACCAATCGGTCTGCTTACTGCGTTGAGCATGGTGGTGGTACTACAGACAAGGGTAAAGCTAACAGTAAGCTATACGGACAAAAGGCATGGGCTAACATTCGTGCAAGGCAACTAAGCAAACAACCGTTATGCGCTCGATGTCAAAGTGAGAATAGAATAACTGCCGCAAATGTGGTTGACCATGTGTTCCCACATCGTAGAGATGCGGATGCATTCAAGGTAAATTTATTTCAATCCTTATGTACTGCCTGCCACACACTAAAGACCCAAGACGAGAACAAAGGGCGATACCTACATTATACAGCGCATGGCATCACTGAATACACAGGCGATGATTACATCCGCATATGTGCCAATATAACAAGGTAATAGGTACAAGCTATGACTAGACGTTATCAATCAAGCATAATGCAACAAAGAAAATATTTTGTGGATAGATTGTGGATAAGACCTGTGGATAACCTGTGGATAACTCGGGAAAATAGGGGAATAACTTAAAATCTGTGGATAAGTTATACAGCAAGCGCGGGTGCAATTTGATGCATATAGACCTAGACTATGGGGGGATTGCTTTTTTGGGAATTCCCTAAACGCAAAAAGGATTTCCCTAAACGCAAAAAATTTTTTAGAGGGAAGGTTTTAACGTGAGATCAGCACCAAACAAATTACCGCCAGAAGTTCACGCAGTTCATGGCAGCAAAGGCATGAATGGTGGCGTGATGATTCCTGAAAAAATCAAAAAAAGAATTCCATTTGCTGAATGGGTTATTAATCCGCATGGATTCAGTAAAGAAAAATTCGTCAAGGAAACGGCAGATTATTTGCATGATGTTTATGGCATTGGCTCAGACCAAGATCGGCATACGCTTGCTATGCTTGCAGACCAATTGCAAACGTACATCACAGCAAGAATTGAGCAAGATAAAGAACCATTGGTTATTAGCATTAATGATGGCAAGACATTGTGCGCCAATCCTTATATCGGCATTGCGAATAAAGCAATGGACAACTGCGTTAAGTTGATGAATGAATTAGGGCTAACACCTAAATCAAGATTGGCTGCAAACAAGTTAGAGGATGCATCACCACTTGCTGATTTCTTGAAGGGCTGGAATCCGCAATGACAGGCAAAGTAATTATTGGAAATGCAACTCTATATCTTGGCGACTGCATGGATATATTACCAACGCTTGATATGGTTGATGCGGTTATTACTGACCCGCCTTATGGCATGGATTTTCAAAGTAATTTCCGCATTGAAAAACACATGAAAATTGCAAATGACAACAATGCCGATATTGCAAATAAAGTTATTAATTGGGCATTAAATAATGCCAAACATTCTGTTTATGCTTTTGGTCGATGGGATAATATTTATGACTACCCTAAACCAAAAAGTTTAATTACATGGGTAAAAAACAATTGGTCAATGGGTGATTTAAAACATGAACATGGAAGGCAAACTGAAGTTGCTTTTTTTTATGCAATGGAAAATCATGTTTTTCCAAAAGATAGACCAACAGATGTAATTCAATGGTCAAGAACCCAAAATGAAAATCATCCAACGGAAAAGCCTGTAGGGCTTATGGCTAAATTTATTGAATGGACTGAAGGGTTAGTTTGTGACCCATTTATGGGTAGCGGCACAACAGGCGTGGCTGCAATTCAAATGGGGCGCAAATTTATTGGCATTGAGCGAGAACAAAAATATTTTGATATTGCTTGCGAACGTATAGAAAATGCACAAAGGCAACAATCATTATTTGAACAACCAAAACAAAAAATAGAGCAGATAGGAATGTTTTAATGAAATGGCAAGATGGCGTGATATACGCCACACAAGTTGTGAAAGGCGAAATATTAGTTTGCCGGAATGTGCTGCTTGCCTGTCAACGATTCCTAAATCAAATAGAAAACAAAGAATGGGAATGGGAATTTCAACCTGCGGCAGTTGACCATTTCCTGCAATTTGCATCATTGCTTAAACACGCTAAAGGTGCGGATGCAGGCAAACCACTTTTACTTGAACCATTCCAAATATTATTGATTTGCGGCATCTATGGCTTTTGGTCTAAAAAAGACAAGACAAAGCGCATGGTGTCGGATGTTATTGTTTTCATTCCGCGCAAGGCAGGCAAATCTACATTGATTGCTGTGATTGGTCTTTATGAATTGATGTTTGGTGAAAAGGGTTCAGAGGTTTACACACTAGCGACAAGCAGAGATCAAGCAAGCATTGTGTTTACTAGCGCGATGGGTTTGATTGAATCTATGCCGCAAGAAGTGCAAAAATTGTACAACGTACAAAAGCACCATATTACAAAGATAGGTGATTCGCAATCAATGTTTAAAGCATTATCACGAGATACCAAAAAGAGTGGTGATGGTTTAAATCCATCGTGCGCCATTATTGATGAAGCTGCACAGATCATAGATAGAAACTCAATCGAGGTTTTGCATTCAGGTATGGTGGCAAGGAAGAACCCACTACGCATTTACATTACTACCGCAAGTTTCACTAAAGACACAAAGTTTCATGAGGATTTATTGATGCTTCAAACCATGCTATCTGGCGAAGCACCAGATAACCCTAAGTGGTTTGGTTTGCTGTATGGCTTAGACCCGCAAGACGATTGGCAAAATCCTGCAATATGGGCAAAGGCAAACCCTATGCATGGCATATCTGTATTTGAAGAAGCTATTGTTGCAAGGGCAAATGAAGCTAAATTCAAACCTGCAACGCTAAATGAGTTTCTTTGTAAAACTCTTAATGTATTTGTAAGCGCAAATTCAGCATGGCTTGATCGTACACATTGGGATGAATGCGCCACAACTAAAGATGAACGAGAACCTGAAGCAGTGTTTATTGGTTTTGACTTAGCAGCTACACGAGATTTAAATGCAGTTTGTACATTAAAAAGATATGCTGAAGATGATTACTTTGCAGAGTTTAAATTCTTCTTACCTGAAGAAGCATTGAACCATGTGCCGCAGCATTATCACGATATATTTAGAAACGCTAAAGATTCAGGAATATTGCATTTGACACAAGGTAATGTAATGGATGATAGAGAAATCAGCGATTACATTAGAGAGCAATCAGCAAAATATGACCCTAAAGAAATTGGTTATGATGCCTACAATGCAGCAAGTTTAATTGCACGATTGCACGATCAAGCAATGCCAGTTAAAAAAGTTGGACAGGGCATGGCGGTACTAAGCAACCCATCAAAGCATTTAGAAAAATTAATTTTAGGCAAAAGTATTAAACATGATGGCAACCCATTCTTAGGTTGGCAGCTTGGGAATTGTGAAGTGTATGAAGATGTAAATGGAAACATAAAAATTCGTAAGAATGAAGCTGATAAATCTGCGAAAGTTGATGGTATTATTGCGCTAATTATTGCCATGCATTGCTCATTAGATCATCCAGTTGATCATGGCGGGTATGGATTCAGAACATTTTGAGGGTTAAATCATGGCTTTATTAGATATTTTTAATAGAAAAAATAAGAACCAAAAAGAATCTAATACGTTATTCGGACAAACTGCGCTTGGTAATAATGTGCTGCGGAACACAGGCGCATCACAAGCATTACAGCAAATGCTGTATGTCACCACATCTAGCGCAACCCAAGCAGGTAGAACCGTTGATATGTCGGTGCTGTCACGCAATAGTACAGTGATGGCTTGCCTAGCAGTTAAAGCAAGGGCTATATCGCAACTGCCAATTCAGATCATGGCATACAACGATAAAGACCAATTGGTTAATGCTTGCCATGATGCATCAATTGGGCAACGTGACAAAATTAAAGCTAGACAAGTTTATAGTTTGCTGACCAACCCAAACAACTTTCAAAGCCAATACGAATTCTGGTATCAGTTCTCGATGTGGTTAGATATGGCAGGCGAATGCTACACAGTGCTGTGGCGTAAAGACCAATCTAAATCAGATCAAACTCCATTGGAAATGTATGTATTAGATGCAACTTTAATCACTACACAATTAACGGAAACACGTTATCCGATGTATGTGCTGTCATCACCTAGTTATGGCTTTTCAAAAAATACGCCACTAGATTATTGGCAGGTAATTCACTTGATGGAAATGGGTTGGCAAGGTTCAGGCGGTTGGAATAAAGGCACATTGCTTGCAGAATTGATTGGCTTAGATCAAGACATTGATTTATATGCAAACTATGTAATGCAAAACGGTGCAAAGCCAAGCGGATTGTTTGTCACCGATCAAGTAATTCCTGATTCAAAATATAAAGAGATTGCTGCACGATTAAAAGAAGGTTGGTCGCAATTGACAGGCTCAAGACCAACTGACCCATCAAAACCCGGTCAAGGTATGTTGCTTGATAATGGCATGAAATATATGCCTGTGGATATGCTTTCAATTCAGGATGCAGATTTAGCTAAATTAAAAGAACAAACCATGAAACGAATCTGTGGCGTGTTTGGCGTACCGCCACAAATGATTAGTGTTGGTGAAGGTAAGTTTAACAATACACAATCAATGCTAGATGAATTCTATAAAAGCACAATGTCACCATTGCTGACTAACATAGAACAAAAACTAAAAATGAGTTTGTTGCAAGGATTCCCAAACTTATACATTCAATTCCAAACCGAAAACTTTTTAAAGGGTGCGCCACTTGACCAGATGAATTATTCTGTGGCGGGTGTCAACGCAGGAATTTTTACGCCAAATGAAGCAAGAAAGTATTTGGGGCTTGCAGAAATTGATGATAGTATTGCCAACAGTTTAAATAAATCTGGCAGCAAACAAGAACCAATATCAGGTTCTTCATCACAAGATACAGGCGGTGGCGGCAATACTAGTTCAGTTGGTAAAACTGGTAGAGCAGGCAAAGCATGAAACCAAATCAATCGCAATCAAAGCAAAAACAGATTGCCGACAAAATAAAACAAGCTGCGGATAAGCGAGTTAAAAAGCCAATGCAGGCAAATGGCATGAAACAAAAAAAGGTGATTTTCCATGACTAAAAATGTCACATTTATTTTTGAATCCCAAGTTGCGCTTGGCATATCTGCTGATGAATCAATGGATTCAATGGGCAAGATTGAAGCCATGCTAACGACTTGGGGCGCAAGAGAAGGCGCAGACGGTCGTAGATTTAATTATCAACCCGAACCATTTAAACAATGGGCAAAAGAATTTGCTGCGATTGGTAAACCACTGCCAATGTATTTCCAACATAACGATATGTCCATGCCAGTTGGTCAATGGGATGAGTTTGAATTTACCGATGAAGGCATGATCGGCAAAGGCAATATCTTTACCAATACAAGCGCAGGCAAAGATTTATACACAATCATGAAAGAATCGCCAATGATGGTAGGTGGCGTTTCTGTTGGCGCATACGCTGACGAATATTGCATGGTTGATGCTGAAGGCAATATGCTTCAAACAGGCATTGATGCCGATGAAGAAGGTTATTTCAGCATTACTAAAGGTGGATTGGCTGAAGTGTCAATCGTCATGAACCCAAACAATCCAAAAGCCAACATCAACAAATTAGAATTTTTTAGGGATGATGGCTCATTCAATCTAAAAGTATTTGAGAAAGCTCTGCGTGAAGCGGGGATTTCGAAAAAGGATGCGACAACTGCCGCTTCCATTTTTGGCAAGGCAACAGTAAAACGTGACGTTGAAACTGTAAATGTCGAACCGACTACCGAAATGCGAGATGCTGAATCGGATGCGGCAAAAGAGTTTTTAGAGTATCTTGAACAAAAGGAATTGCTCAAGGCTTTAGAAGCACGTCTATCTTAATTTTTAATAGGAATAATCATGTTAGATAAAATCACTGAAAAGCTAGATTCAATTGAATCTAAAGTTAAAGCAGAAACCGAAACTTTGGTTACTGAAAAAATCGCTGAAGCAACTGCACAAGTTGAAGCTGCTAAAGCAGAGTTCGCAGAAAAAGTTGCTGCACTAGAAGCAAAGGTTGCACAAGTTGGTGCGCCTTCAATCATTCGTGCAAACGCAGGCGTAATGGTTGACGTAAATCGTAAAGTTGCTGAACAACTTTCCGCATTCTACAAATCAAATGCTCGTGTAGAAAAAGAAGTTAAGTTGTTTGAAGATGCTGCACAGTATGATGCTTTCCAAAAAGAAGCATCCGCACTGACAGGTGGCGGTAACAATCAAGGTGGTCGTACTGCTTATGACCCAGTGTTTGCACCACTACGTTTAGCAAATCCAATGCGTGGCGTTTCTCGTGAAGTTGCAACCGATGGTTCTTCATATCAATTCCGTGCTAAGACAGGCAATGCAGGTGCTGCATGGGGTTACACTATTCAAAACAATGGTGCAACAACGACTGAAGATACAACCATTTGGCAATTAGTGCTGCAAGATTTGAACGTACAGTTCCCAATCCGTACCGCAGCACTAGATGACATCGATGGTTTAGAAGCTAATGTTGTTTCAGACATGCTGCTTGAATTCTCACAGTCGCAGGCGCAATCAATGATTCAAAATAATGATCAGGCTGCACAGTCTGTTTCTAATCCATTTGGGGGAACGAATGGTTTACGAGGTCTCGATCAATACGCAGGTGCGGCAGCTACTTATGCAGGCGGTTCAGTTACTACCGCAGCTTTTGGCAATAGTGGTACTGGCTCTACTAGTGGTTTGCATTCGCTTGCTACTTATGATCAGCTTACTACCAATGCAAATACTGTTGGTGCTGCAAACATCACTTACAAAGACGTAGTTAACTTTATCTACTCTCTGCCACAGGAATATTGGACACCTACAACTAAGTTTGTAATCAATCCAGTATTGCTGCAACAGATTCGTGGTTTAGTTGATTCACAAGGCAGACCAATCTATGTAGATGGCTTGGCTCGTGCTGATGGTATTGTTGGTCAATTGCTTGGCTTTGATGTTGTTGTTAACAAATATGTTGATAACCCATCACAAGCAACAACTGGTAGCGCAGGTACAAACAGCTTATATCCAATGTATTTTGCTGATTGGTCACGTTTCCACACTATTGTTGATCGTCTAAGCATGGTATTGCGTAGATACGATCAGACGGCTCCCGGTTTCATAACCTTCTTTGGCGAAACTCGTCTAGCAACCAGTGTGGTCAACCCTTTTGCCGGTGTTCGTTACCGTTCAACTGGTACAGCTACCTAATAGCGGTTTGCCCCTACCAGAATGTACTGGTGGGGGTTTTTTTGTTTAGGAATGGATATATGAAAGCCAACGAAAAAATCATTGCAGGTATTAAACAGACGCTCGAAACAGGCGATAAAGTAACCATTGATTTGCGTGAAGCATCGGCACTTACTGGCAGTGGTTCAGGCGTTGGTGGTCGTACATATTTTGATGATGTGTTTGCTGCTTATCGTTATGCAAACCCATTTAGAAAATTTGCTCGCAATATTAAAACGCCAAATATGTCTGACGTTCAATTTGTAGCAAAGACAGGTAATGCAGCTAACAGCACAAATCCTTTTGGATATGTGTTCACGCCTGATAGCGGTTCACCAAACATTAACACTAGCATTTGGCAATTGCCGACTAGAGTTATAACAGCGCAATTCCCAGTTCGTACTGCGGTGCTATCGGATGTAAACGGATTAGAAGCAGAATTGATTGAAGATTTAGCACTTGAATTTGCACAGATTGAAGGTGCGTCAATGGGCTTAAATAACGATCAAGCAGGCAGCACAACTACAAGCACTGGTGGCATTTATGGTCTGCGTGGTTTAAATAGTTATCAAGGTGCGGCAGGCGCAACATCCGCATTTGGTACAAGCGGCACAGCAATTACAAACGGTCGTCACACTATAGCGACTGTAGGTTATACAAGTGGTTCACTAGAACACGAAACATTGACAGCTATGGCTAATGCTTTGCCAAGCCAATATTGGTCATCTCCTACTACTGCATGGATGATGCACCCATCAGCAATTTTAGAATTGCGTGATTATGTACATGGCGGCAGCAATCAAGCTAGTTATGCGTTCTTAGAAACAGGTGCGGATGATGCAGGTACATTAACTCATGTATTTGGATTTCCTGTAATACCTAATCCATACCTTGACCCTATTGGCACAGTAGGAAACAAATCTGTTTACTTAGCTGATTGGGCTAGATTCTTGACTATTGCTGATGTAGAAGAAATGTCTATTCAAGCTATGGAACAAACAGCTCCCGGTTTTGTGACAATGTATGGCGAAAAACGTATGGTAAGCACAGTTCGTGACCCATTTGCAGGCGTTCGTTCTATTGAAACTTAAAAATTATGGCATCCCAAGAAACAGGTTTAGGATTTGTAGCGCTTGCGCCTACACGCAATCCGTTTAATTATGATTGGTTTGAACAAACCAACCGTAATATAACGACTGCATGGCTTACGCTTACTGAAATTCGAGATCAAATCAATTTGTATTCTGACACTAGTCAAGATACATACCTAACCGCATTGGAATTAGCAATACGGATGGCAATTGAAGATTACTTGGGATTGTCAATTACTAGCGTTCAATACAAAGTTTATTATGGTGCATCAGCTTTATACGGTTCGCCATTGTCACTTGATTTGCCTGAAACATCACAAGGTGGCGTGACAATTAATTCAGTTGCTTATTACAACGATTCAACGCCAACCGTATTAACTACAGTAAATCAATCTGCTTATTATTACGACCCAACAGGTCAAAAAATAATTGTTACTGATTTGCCAAGCGCAATTAATCCGCAAATGACTTCACCTGTCATTGCAACTTATACGCTTGCAGCATCACCATTAGCAAATTATCCAGTAATTAAACAAGCAGGTTTATTGTGGTTTACTCATTTATATAATAATCGTAGTCAAACAACTGAATTAAATTTAAAAACAATCCCATTAGGCGTTGATACATTATTGCGCCCATATAAACCGCTTATCATGTGAATATGTATTACACCTACGCACATATTAAGAAAGACACAAAAGAAATCTTTTATATTGGTAAAGGTACTGAAAGACGTTTAACAAGAAAAGATGCAAGAAATAAACATTGGCATAATACTGTTGCAAAACATGGGTTTTTGCCAATTATTTTAGCAAAATGGAAAACTGAAAAAGAAGCATTTGAGCATGAGAAATTTTTAATTCAATGCTTTAAAGATTTACAAATTAAATTAGTTAATCAATCAGGCGGTGGTGATGGTAATAATGCCGATGGCGGGTTAAGTTTTAAAAATAAAAAACATTCTGATTCGGCAAAAGAAAAATGCAGAATTGCAAATTTAGGCAAAAAAAGATCAGAAGAAAGCAAAGCAAAAAATGCAGAAAAGCATAAAAAACCTATTCAAATAAATGGGATAATTTATGCTAGTTGGAAAGATGCAAGCAAAGAAACTGGAATACCAACTGGAAGTTTGTCGTATTTACTGGCGGGCAAAATAGCTAAAAATAGTAAATATAAATGGATTAATCAAATTTCATTGGTGATGTAATGGTAAAAAGATATGAGGATGTGAATGTTTACACATTGGGATTCACTACTAGTGAATACGGTGAAACTGTTGCAATCAAAACTTTAAAATTTAATAGTAAAGCTGAAGTAAAAGAAGTAAAAAACGATTTAAAGATTACCGACAAATATCGTGTTTATGCGGGCATGATTAATTTAACTTTTAATTTCACGCCATATACACGAGATATTTACGATAATCAAAATTTGTATTCAATTACATGGCGCAATTTAGATTGGCGCATTGATAGTGCGATTGAATCAAATGATAGGATGCACGTTACATTTTTGTGTTACCACAATGACCCATCAACTGCGGTGTAAAAAATGGCTACACAAAATAACGTCTTAGATTATGCAAAGGCAATACAAGCGCAGCTAACTACTACGGTAAACCCTGTGCCAGTGTATGCGTCTTTCAATAGGAATTATGCTTCACAACAAAAGTTTGTGACATGGAATTTGCGTAATGTACATCAAGAAGTTTATACAGGTACAACGCAATCGGTAAAGGGAATAGACAGACCTATTTTCCAAACCAATATATATGCAGGCACATTGCAAGATGCGTTTGGCATAGCTAACACGATAATACAGGCATTACATGGATACAGTGGGCAGTTTGGCGGGGTAACTGGTTTTTATATAAGTAAACTTGATGTGGATTTTCTTTATAACACATACGAGAACGATATAAATTTACATTCAGTTTATCTTGATTGCACAATGGATATTCCGACATAAGACAGACTTTTAACTTTTTCGAGGATAAATCATGGCACTACCAAATAGAGTTCTACCCGGATTTGCTGCGATACTTTACGCACAACCAACTTCAACCCCTACTGCATTAACTGTTGCTCAATTATCGACATTAGCTAACGTGGCTGCAATTGCAGTTAGCGGCAATCAATTGCCAGTTGAATCTATACCTGCATTTGGACAAGATGACGGTGTTGTAAATTACTCGGTTGCAGGTTCACGTCAATCTGACAAGATACCAGTGCAATCAGCACCAACATCATTATCCGTTACTGCCGCATGGAATCCATCCGACACCATGCTGCTATTAATGAGAGGTGATGCATATAGTGGAATTATTGATCGCACATTTGTCATTGCCGCAGTTGATGGTAGTAACATTGTTTATTATGCATTCAATGGTCGTGTATCGGAATTCCAAATTCAAAGTGATCCCGGTGCTGAAGCTAAGTGCGTATTTACTATTCATCCTCGTGGCAACCAGTACGGTTGGTCTAATAACGTATAAAGGAAATTAATCATGGCTGCACCAAATAGAGTTCTACCCGGTTTTTCAGCATCACTATGGATGCAAACAGGCGCAAATCCAACTACATTAACAACTGCAAATTTGTCCGTATGGGCATCACAAGTTGCTACTATTGTTGGCACTACCGCAAACGGTACAGGTGCGGCAGGTACATTAGTGCCTGTTGAAAGCATACCTGCGTTTGGTCAAGATGATGGCGTAGTTAACTATGCTGTCGCAGGTTCACGCCAATCCGATAAAATTCCAGTTCAATCTGCACCAACTTCATTATCGGTAACGGCTGCATGGAATCCATCGGATGCTGCATTGTTGCTGATTCGTGGTGATGCTTATTCAGGCATTGTTGATCGCACTTTTGTAGTTGCTGCGGTTGATGGCACAAGCACAGTTGCTTATGCGTTTAATGGTCGAGTTTCTGAATTTCAGATTCAAAGTGATCCCGGTGCGGAAGCAAAATGTGTCTTTACAATACATCCTCGTGGCAATCAATACGGATGGTCTAATACCTAAAAACAATGCCCCTTCGGGGGCTTTTTTACATTAAAATATATGACAACAAACATACAATCAAGCAACGATTTATTAGGTTATTTACTAGAGCAATCATTAACTGCGCCTAAGAGTTGGTTCGGTTTCCCACAACAAAAGCTGACAGGTATTGCACTGGCTCATTCCATTGCTGCCAATCACGCTGACAAGATGTCACCACAAGAAATAGTCGATTATGTAGTACGACTAAACAATGAAATTTATACAGGTATCATTAAAAAAGGATAAGACATGAAATTATCAGAATCCCTAAAAATTAATACTGAAAACATAAGAATTCGTGACTTTATGATGGCAGGTCAAAAGCTGCGGGTGCGTGTTCCGCTTGCTTCAGAATTTAATGAAATGAATGAGCGCATTAAAAATGCTGAATGGAAAAGCCACTACGATAAATTATGTGCGCCTTTGCTAGAAAAAAAAGAAACTTTAGAAGGTGAAAGTTTTAAGTTTTTGGATGATGATGTAATTATTAACGACAAATCAATGAAAGAAATGGCGCAACTAACTGCCCAAACAAATTCAAGAATTGTAGAAATGTTTAAATTATTAGTGCCTGTAATTGAAGGCGCAGATATGTCGAATTTAACTTATGAGGAAATTGAAAATGAATTTCCGTTTTCGGTTCAATTAGAAGTATCAAGAAAAATTGGTGAAGTAATTTCTCCTAATTATGAGGAAACAAGAAAAAACTAGTTGGCTCATTGCGATTGCAAGCTCGTGCATATATGTTGGCGCATGGAGCAAATCCAGACGCAATGAGCGAGGATGATTATAGATTAGTAATGGTTGCTTTAAATGATGGGTTTATTGGAAATAAGCAAGTATTAAATTCTATTGGTAGTTTAACTGCGGGAGTTTTTAATTATATTAGAGCGCAAAATCAGCAACCATATAAATTACAAAACGTAATTGGTTTGGCTTATGATTATATTTATGCTCCATTAACTGAAGAACAAAAGCGGGATGATGTAAATAATAAATTACTTGCATTTATTTCTATGATGCCTGATTCACATAAGAACCTTAAAAATGTCTGAAACTAAATTTGTTGGCTTTGGAGAATTTAAATATTTATTAGAACAAATTGATAAAGAATTTGGTGCTACTGATGCTCGTAAAAATGTTTTAGTTCCTGCCGCAAAAAATGCAATGAAAATTGTATTGCAAGCAGCAAAAGATAATTTATACCCTAATCATGGTTTAGATACTGGACAACTTAAAAGAACGCTTACAGTTAGTGCAAGACCAGTAAAAGGTAAAGATTTAAGATCAAAGTATGTAAAACAAGGTGACGTTGTGATTGCAACAGTTTCAGCGCAATTAAATAAACAATATGTTAATGCGCAAAATTCAAAAGGCGGCATTAGAAATATTGGTGATATTTCTGATGCAAGAGCAATTGCGGTTGAATTTGGAACAAAAAATCACAATAAAAATGTTGATGTTAAAGGTTTAAGTAAAAGATCAGCATTAGCAGTACAAAGAGAATTTGGTACAGTTCGCATGGAAGCAAGACCATATTTGCGCCCCGCATTAGAAGGCAAACAAAAAGAAGTTTCGGAAAAACTTGGCAAAGAAATAGTTGCGGTTTTGCAAAAATATCGTTCGAAATACATGGGATAAATCATGTCATTAATTGCTCGTCTTGGTGTTGTTCTTGGTTTAAATAGTTCCGAATTTATAAAAGGAATAGACCAAGCTACGCAAAAGACAAAAGAATTTGAATATAATCAACGCAAACAATTAAGGCTTGCAGAAAAAGCTACTGCCGATTTAATGGCAAACATAAGCAGAGGTGCGGTTGGTCTTGCTGCTTTTGGTTATGCTTTAGGCAATGCATTTTCTAAAGCAGACGAAATATCTGATACAGCTAAAGCATTTGATTTAACTGTTGAATCTTTGCTTGCTGCAAAATCCGCATTACAAGCATCGGGTGGTGAAGCTGAAAACTTCACAACCATGCTTTCAAAATTAGCATCCGCACAAGAAGGCGCACAAGAAGGCGCAGAAGGTATGCGTGATGCTTTCAAAAAATTAGGCATATCTGGCAAGGATGTTGATTCACTTAATCTTGAGGATATGTTTAAGCGTGTTGCGTTTGAATTATCTAAAGTTGAGGATACAACCAAACGCACTGCATTGGCTCAAGACCTTTTAGGTAAAGCAGCAAAGGGCGTTGATTGGAAAACATTTGCAGACGAATATACAAGGGTTGCTGATCCCGGTCTTGCTAAAGCTATTGAGGATAATGCACAAGCATGGGGCAACATTGAAAAAGCAATGAAGAATATTTCAATGCTTGTTCAAACAATGGTGCAACCATTTGCAATCCTTGTTAATCATGCATTTGATTTAGTTAATGTATGGAAACACGTTTCTGAAGGCGGTGGTACTGAAATTGATTTTGGTGCTGCAATGGGCGGTATGCCCGGTGAGGAAGGCGCAATAGTTGGCAGTTATTATGCACCGCCTAAAAGCAAAAAAATAGAACCATTAAAAATTGCAACGCCAAGTGCAGGCTCATATAAAAAGAAAACAAGCTCAGAAATTTCTGCGGCAGATAAAGAAGCAGAGAAAAGAAAAAAAGAAGCTGAAAAAGCAAAAGAACAAGAGCAAGATTTTCAAGAGATGCTTGCAAAGGCTTATGATCGCCAAGCAAAATTTAATGCTCAATTAAAAGAAATGACAGAAATTCAAAAAGCCAATCAAGATTTAATGGCTAATGAATTTAACAATCAAAAAGAATTATTACAATTAGAAGGTGAGAGATATAAAATCTCAGAGAATGAATATAACACTCGGAGATTAAATATTGAGCAAGCACAAAGATTAAAAGACATTGAGCAAAGAGCAAGAGAAGCTAAGATTGTTGCTTTAGCAGAATTTGAAAAAGCGGATTCTGCCGAACAAGTTAGAGCAAAAGCAATCTATGATAAAAAGGTTGAATACATAGATGCAAACTTAGAAAATCAAAGAATTTATTTCCAAAAATTAAGTGAAATGGAAGACGCAAATTTGCAAAAATCCATTGAGCGTCAAAAATCATGGTCGGCAGGTTGGGATGAAGCATTAAAACAATATACTGAAGCGGCAGCAAGAGCATCAGATAGAGGTGCTGCGGCATTTCATTCTGTAGTGTATAACATGGAAACAGCACTAAGAAAGTTTGTTGATACTGGTAAGTTTTCTTTTAGTGAATTAGCGGGAAGCATCATAAAAGATTTAATGTATATGGAAATGAGAGCGCAAGCATCCGCATTATTTTCTATGATGTGGAGTTCTTTTAAATCATCTTTTATGCCGCAATCTGGTTCTGCCGGAAGTATTTTGGGCGATTTATTTGGTGGTGGAGTTGGCAAAAAAGCTGCGGGTGGTTATGTTAATTCGCCTACTATTGTTGGTGAAAATGGTGCAGAGTTATTTATACCGCAAACGGCAGGCACAGTTATTCCAAACGGCTCATGGCAGCAAATGGCTGCGGCAGGCGGTGGTGGCGGTGGATTAACTGTGAACGGTAATTACATAGCCAACATGAGCGCAATAGATACACAAAGTGGCACAGCATTTTTAGCCAAAAATAAAGATACAATTTGGGCAGCATATCAATCTGCCAATCGTAGTGTTCCGATTTCGAGGTAATTATGTCGCTGCAAACAATTTTGTCGGTCGCTGAATCAGTTGGTATAAATGACCATAGGTTTGTGGGGCAAATGCTGTCACGTAATATGCGTATTAATACGTCTGAAGTTTTGACGGTTCAACCTTTTGAGTTTGAAATAAAGCCAATGAATTACCTGCTTTATTCACAGAATCGTGCAGTGTTATCTGCATTGCGTACAGTGGATAAAGAATATGAAAGCTATCTAAATTTTGGTTCTACTGGATGGCTTAATTATGTAAATTATCAAGGCGATATGACAGGCTTGCAGGCGGCAGCTTGTCAAATTGAAATAGCAAGCGCAAACAAAACTTTGGTTCTTGGTTCACTGCCTTCAATTAGTTCATCCGCATACATAGTTAAAACAGGCGATTTTATACAGATTGATAGATACGCTTACATAGCCACAGCAAGTGTTCAAAGGGGCGGTGGTTCAACGGTAAACATTCCAGTTCACCGTACCATCATGACTACATTAGTTTCTCCAATAGGGGCAGTGATTGGTCAATACGGCACTACAGTTAGTCTTGGTGGCAGCACTTATACTGGTATCACTTTTCCTGTAATTTTGCGTGAATACCCAACATATACATTAGTGCCAATGACCAATGATTCTTTTATTGCGTGGAATGGCGGCTTTAAAGCAATCGAGGTGGTACTGTGAATGTAATTGCGCCAGTTGATAATACAAACAATATTCGATATGCGGATTTTGTTCGCATTACTACGGCATCCGCAGTTTATCGTTTTGCAACTACGCCTAGCGCATTAACCATCCCTGCGGTTGATGCAAACCCATTTTCTGCATTAGGGCAGCTTGTCAATGTTGGCTCTGCTACTCGTGACATAAAATCAACAGCAAATGAAACAAGTGTTACGCTTGTTGGTATTGATACATCAATGCTTTCACTTGTATTAGGTGCAGATATTAAAGGCTCACAAATTGAAATGTGGCATGGCTTTTTTGATACAAATAATCAATTAATTACTACAGGCGGCACAGGCGGTTTATATCAATTTTTTAATGGTTATATAAATTCTTTTGCTATTAATGAAGAATGGATGGAAGAAGTTAGATCGTATGTAGGTGTAATAAATGTTTCAGCATCATCAATACAATTAGTTTTGCAAAACAGAGTAGCAGGTAGATACACTAATAATAATTCATGGCAATTTTATAATTCTGCCGACACATCAATGAACCGAGTAAATTATATTTCAACCATTAATTATTATTTTGGGAAAGATGCACCAATGAGTTCATAAAGGATAAAACATGATAAGACAAGCAAACAAATTTGACATTCCTAGAATTCTTGAAATGTTAAAAAATTATAGAGATGCAGCACCAATAGAAATTTTAAGACAAGCAGACGATCAAAATTACATTGAAGGTTTGCTTACTGAAATAATGGTTGGCGCAGGATTTATTTTATTGGCTGAAAAAAATGATGCAGTTATTGGGATGATTATTGCAGGATTAATTCCTAATGTATGGAATCCAAAAGTTAGACAATGTAGCGAAATAGCATATTGGGTAGAACCTGAATTTAGAGGTGGCACTGCCGCTTACAGACTTTTAAAATCTTATGTTGATGAATGCGACAAGATGATGAAATCTGGAAAAATTCAAATGTACACAATGAGCAAGATGATTAGTTCGCCTGATTTAAAATATGAAAAATTTGGTCTAGGAAAACTAGAGGAAACTTGGGTTAAATAAAATGCCAGCATCAGTTGTATTAGCAGCTTTAGGGGTTCAATTAACGGGTGTGGCACTTGCGGTTGCAACCTTTGCGATTAATATGGTTGCGTCTGCTATTGTTGCTCGTGTATTTGCGCCAGATCAACCATCGCTTTCTAATGGATTAGCAGGTGTACCAAATCCAGGCAATCGTGCAACTGTACCGCCTGCGGCAGATAATAAATTACCTATTGTTTACGGCACTGCTTGGCTTGGCGGTGCAGTAATAGACATGACTATTACAAGTAACAATCAGCAAATTTATTATGTGGTTGCATTATCTGAAGTAACAAATACAGAAACAGGTGGAACTCCTGACGTTTTTACTTTTGGCGATATATTTTACGCAGGTAAAAAAGTAATATTTGATGGCACTGATTTAACAAAAGTTATTGCCTTACGTGATATGTCAACTGGATTAGATGACACCACAGTTAATGGCAAGATAAATATTTACTTATATAAAAACGGTAGTAGTGAACCAGTAAACACAGCTAATAGCGCAATTAATGTTTTGTCTGACCCAAATTTAGTTTATAAATGGGATGCAACAAAACAAATGACTAACACTGTTTTTGCTATTGTTAAATTAACTTATAGCGTAACAGCAAATGTGCGTGGCTTAGATCAAATGCGTTTTCAAGTTACAAATGCAAGAAAAGCACCGGGCGATTGTTTCTTAGATTATTTAACTTCTACAAGATATGGAGCAGCATTAACCACATCACAAGTTGACACTGCATCATTAACAGCATTAAACACATATTCAAATGTCTTAATTAATTACACTGATTACAATGGGTTTAATCAAACTTTAAAAAGGTTTCAGTTTGATGGCGTATTAGAAACTAATCAACCTATTATGACCAATATTCAATTAATGGCTAATAGTTGTGATTGTTTGGTTAAATATAATGAGATAACTGGTCAATGGGGCGTTATTGTTCAACAACCTACTTATACAGTTGCAATGGCATTGGACAATTCTAATATTGTTTCTGGCATTCAAGTTTCACCTACTGACATTAGCAATTCATTTAATATTGCAGAGGTTAAATTTCCCGATGGTTCAGAACAAGATTCATTTGCTTCAGTAACTTTTGACCTTGCAGTAATTAATCCTTCTTTGCTTTACCCTAATGAACCAGTAAACAAACAGCAAATTACTTTGCAGTTAGTTAGCAACAATGTAAGAGCGCAATTACTTGCAAATAGATTCTTAGAATCTTGTCGTGAAGATTTGCAAGTGCAATTAGAAGTTAATTTTGAAGGAATACAATTAGAAGCAGGTGATATTGTTACACTTACAAATGCAAATTATGGATGGGTTGCAAAGCTATTTAGAATTGCTAAAGTTACAGAAAAATTTAGCGAAAATGGTTCAGTAACAGCTACGCTTGCATTGCTTGAATTTAATCCAACTGTTTATGATGATGTAGCAATCACAGAATTTACTCCTGCGCCTAATACTGGATTGGGAGACCCATTAACATTTGGCACAATACCTGTGCCTGTTATTGGCGGCAATCAACCTTCAGCACCAAACCCATCATTTCAAGTTAGTGTTACTACTAGTTCGGCAGGCATTGTTCAATATGCGGAAATTTGGTATTCGCCTTACGCAAGCCCAACAGCATCACAAAGAATATTTGCCGGAACAACTGCCATTCAATCCAATGGCAATCCTTATGACCCATCAACTGCAATGCCAATTATTACGCTTACGGATATTCCATCGGGCGATTGGTATTTCTTTTCACGTATGGTCAATCAACTTGGTTCAAGTGATTTTTCTGCGGCATCAACAAAACTAACGTGGAGACCCACAACCTTTACCTACCCCGAAAAATATTTGGTTGTTGCTTATGCAGATACTATTACTGGAACAGGGCTTTCAGCATCACCAACTGGCAAATCTTATTACGGTTTATTTAATTCAACCAATCAAACATTTAGTTCTAATCCAAATGACTATACATGGTATTTAGCACAACCAACATTTGGCACTGTTTATTTTCTTTGCTATACAAATAGAGGTGGGCGAACATTTAGTTTTGGAATTGCTCCTGCGTCACAAGCTGCGGGTACTGGCGCATTTGTGCCTACATCAACCTATGATAGTTCGGCTTGGTCTGCTTTATCAGGCACAGATAATCATATTGATTTAGACCTTAGAACAGGGCAACTAACCAAAAGCGGAACGACAACCACAGGCGGTGGGCAACTTGTAGTCACAAACAATCCTGACGGAACAATGGTTAGTGGATTATTCCCATTCTTAGATTTTGGTGGGGCATCAACATTTACAGGTAGTGGCGCAAACATCACAATTGACATTTACGGCAGGGTTGTTGGATTGGTTTCGCCCGATGAATTTAATTACACAAGCCAAGAATTTACCGCAACCGCAGGGCAAACTGTATTTACGCCAAGCACACGAGGTGCGGGTTACATTACAGGGCAAGATTGGATATTTAGAAATGGTTTATTGCTAGACCCAACAAGCGATTACACAGAAACAAGCACCAATGTGACAATGAATACTGCTTGCGTAGTAGGTGAGCAGGTTGCTATTTTGTCATTTAGACCAAAAAATATGTCCATTTATTATGAAGATTTGGGCATTTTATATTCAAGCGGTTCAGGAACATCTACTGTTACATTTACTAATCTTACGCATCAATTAATTAATGCAGGAGATCAATTAGCGTTTGCTAATACTGGTAGTCCAACTTTATACACTGTTTCATCCGTTAATTATGCGACTAGCCAAATAACATTTACTGGCTCATTTACTGCAACGGCAGGCGCAATTATTTATAGATACAGGGCGGCAGGTTCAGGCTATCCGGCATTTTCTAGGTTTAGCGCAACATTATCTGCCGCATCAACTTATACGCCTACTGAATGGCAATTTGTATCAGGTTCAGAAGTTATGTTTTTAAATGGCGTAATTATTAATGACCAAGATTATGATTTGGTTGCTAACACAATAAATAATTTCCCATCTACAATGACAGGTGATTTACAAATATTCCAATTTGCGCCTAGTAATTTGGGAACGCCTGCCGGATTAAATGCACTATCAACAATTAACACAGCAATTGGTGTAAATTCTTACAATTATTCCTATGATGTTAATGCTTTTGAGTTATACAATAATGGATGCTTATTAGTAATGGGAACGGACTTTACAACAGCAAGCGGCAGTTACACTTTAGCAGTAACTCCAACTTCAAATTTAAATGTACTTAATCAACAAACATTTGACAGGACAGGTGCAGCATGACCCAAGCATTTAATTTAGGGCAGTTAGCCAATAAGGTAAACACTTCAGGGCAATTAGACGCAAGCACAGGCTTAGTTAATAGTGCTGCAGTTGCTAATGGCGGCACTGGCAGAGCGACATTAGACACAGGCAAAGTATTAATTGGTGCAGGTACATCACAAGTGGATATGCTTGCAGGTACAACCACAAACGATGTTTTACTTTGGAGTGGCTCTGCATGGATTTCTAGTCCTGCGGCTGCAGCAGGTGCGGGTGGTGGTTATCAAATGACAGTTTTTACAAGTCCCGGTACTTATACAAAACCTGCATCATTAAAAGCGATTAAAGTTACTGTACAAGGCGCAGGCGGTAGCGGTGTTCCTGTACCGGTAGGTACTGCTAGTAGTGGTGGGGGTAGCGGTGGTGCGGCTATTTATTATGCTCCTGCACCATCAATTCCCGGTCCACAACCAATTACCGCAGGTGCAGGTACTAATTCTTTTGGGGCTATTGCAAGTGCTACTGCGGGTAGCAATGGTATTGTTGCAGTAGTTTCCAGTGTCGCACTTGGCGGGGCAGGCGGCACTGGTTCTGGCGGCAGTATAAATATTCCTGGTGGAAGGGGTGGAGTAGGCGCAAGTAATCCCGGTTCTGCACTTTCTTTTGGTGGTGCAGGCGCACCTTCAATTTTGGGTGCGGGTGGTGGTTCATCGTTAACTTCGCCAGGACCAGGTGTTCTTGTTGTCGGAACAAATGGTTCTGGTTATGGGGCGGGTGGTAGCGGTGGAGCTTCAAGAGGTACACCAGCCGGAACAACAAGCGGAACAGGATCGAATGGCATTGTAATTATTGAGGAGTTTTTCTAATGTTGGCTTTAATATCTCCAATAGAAAAAGTTATAGATTACTTAGGCAATGAAGGTGTAAGAATTTGCCAAGTTGAATCAGTATCTTTTGAAGTAGCACAACCTTTATTTTGGACTGCTTGCCAAGATGATTGTGTAGCAGATAAATGGTATTACATACAAGAGCAATGCAGACCAATACCGCAAGAACCTGAAGCAACTGGTGAAATAATTGATGGCGCAATAACTGAAGTTGCAGAATAGGACAATATATGTGCGATAAGATAAGACAATTTGATGTTGACCAATATGTGCATCTAAAAGATTTTTTGCATAAAGATTCATGTGCTGAATTAACGCAACAACTTAAATTATTGGTTGAGCAACAACAAACAACAAAAGATTCACAATGCCCATTATCTGAAGCAGTACATGGTGCTGCAATATTTGATAAATTGCTTGTAGATTTATTACCGCATTTTGAATTGGCTTCTGGTCGCAAACTTTATCCGACATATTCTTACGCTAGACTTTATGCACCTAATGATGAATTAGTTATTCACACAGATCGTGAATCGTGCGAAATAAGCGCAACCATTACGCTAGGTTTTGAAGGTGATGTATGGTCTATTTATATGGGCGATGCAGACAAACAAAACGCAAGCAAAATTGATATGGAAATTGGCGATGCCGTTTTATATCATGGCATGACTAAGCATCACTGGCGTGAAAAATACACTGAGGGAAAATGGCAAGCGCAAGTGTTTTTGCATTATGTAGATGCAAACGGTAAATATGCTGATTGGAAATTTGATAAAAGACCATCATTAAACATACCGCAAGAATCAAAAGAAATAAACCAGTGGATTTACACAGACATATTAAATGATGATGCCTGTGCCAAATTAATTGCAACCTATGACCAAGAGATTATAGAAAAATTACCGCCAGTTATAGGTGAAGGCACAGGCGCAATCAATCCTGAAGTGCGTAATGTTGAGCGCATTATGCTACCAATATATAAAGACATTGGCGGTCGATTGGCTGCGGCAGGATTAGCAGCAAATAATCAAGCATGGAAGTTTGATATTACTCATGCTAATCAAGCAGAGTTTTTAAAGTATCCGGCAGGCGGTCGCTATACAACTCATGTTGATACATTCTTAGACCCAACTGCACAAGATTGCCGCAAACTTACGGTTCTTGCATTTTTAAATGATGACTTTGAAGGTGGGAAATTTTATTTCATGCAAGGACATAAAAAGGTCTATCCATTGCAGAAAAAAGGCACAGTAATTGTATTTCCTTCATTCATACCGCATGGAGTTGAGGATATAATTTCTGGCAATAGATATTCTGTAGTTTGTTGGATGGTCGGAAAATTCTTTAGGTAAATATTATGGCATCCGTAAATGAAGTAAATGCAAAAATTGATTCTCATATTGACATTTGCAGTGTACGTTATGAAGGCATAGAACGTGAAATGCGTGGCGTTAATGCGCGATTAAAAAGATTAGAAACAATTATGATTGGTGGGGCAGGTACTATCATAATTTTATTAATTAATCTTTTGTTAAAATAAGACACCATAGAAACTTAAAGGCAAAATATGGTGCGTTATGATCGAACCAATATCGACAACCATAATGGTTGTGCAAGGCGTAAGTGCAATAATTAAAGCAGTAAAATCTGCGGCAGAAGAAACAACAGATGCTTTTAATAAAATAAATGAATGCGTTGATTCAGGCAAACAGCTAAAAGATTCAATGCCATTTATAAGCAAGTTTTTTTCTGGTGCGGGTAAATATGAAGCAGCTAGGACACAGCTAGAAGAAGCAAAGCAAATACAAGATCAAGCAATTGCTAATGGCGAACCAGTGCCAGACGCAATATCTGATGCCCAATATGTCATGGAAATGATGACAATTGATCGGCAAATAAAACAATATTATGACGATATAAAACATTACTTCATTTATACATTTAATGAAGCGGGTTTGTGGGATGATTTTTGGGCACGCCTTAGTAAACTTCGCGCAGATCGTGAAGCTAAAGCGGAAGAAAAACGCAGAGCAGAAACAGAAAAAAGATTGCAAATTGCTGCCGATAAAATGAAAGCAAAACGCAAGCGGCAAAAGATTATTGATTTTTGTTATACGGTTACAGGCGCAATAGTTATAACTGGAATTTTGTACGGTTTTATTCTGTCAATGATATGGATGGTAAATCAAGGTGGGTATTAAATGAATTTTAAAATGGAAGATGTAGCTAAGATTCTTTTGCCAATGTTGGTTTTGGCAATTATCTGGCTGCTTAATCAGGTTGGTTCTTTTAATGAACGTCTAGTAAAGATAGAAGGCGCAATGCCTGCACTAATTACTCCACAAGGCGTTCCGACTGATAGTCCATTATCTGCCGAGCAAAGGCACAAATTAAAAGAAGCAATTTATACAGACATTCACGATTTGCAAGTGCGAATTAAACTTATGGAAGAAAGGAATAAAAAATAATGTTGCCATTACTCGTTCCAATATTAACGCAGCTTGCAGGCGCAGGTATGCAAAAGGTAGTTGATTCTGTATTAGATAAAGGCGTTGCCCATGTTGAAGAAAAATTAGGCATCACATTAACGCCTGATGCTGATGGCAAACTATCGGATGAAAAGCTATCGTCATTAAAAGAAGCAGCAATGAAGCATGAAGAATTTATGTTCGAACAAGAGGTTAAAGATCGCGGTGATGCAAGAGCAGCACATTTAGCAATTGCAACTAATCCGGCAGTACACATTCTTGAAAAACTTGTAATGCCAATTCTTGCTTTGGGTATTGTTGCAGTAGCATTTACTCTTGTTGGTATTTTGATGTTTATAGATATACCAGATACGCAGGAAAACATTGTTATTTATGCTCTTGGATTTTTAACCAGTGCTGCTACACAAGTTATTAGTTTTTACTTTGGTAGCTCTCAAGGCAGTAAAGACAAAGCAGATTTATTGGCGACTAAAAAATGAACCTATCTGAAAACTTTACACTAGAGGAAATGATTGCCAGTGAAACAGCATCACGGCATCATATAGACCAAACCCCATCTAATGAAGTTTTGATGAACCTGCGCCGTTTAGCATTGTTTTTAGAGGATGTGCGCAAGCTATTAGGCAAACCAATTCACATTAATTCTGCCTACCGTAGCCCACTTGCAAATGAGGCAGTTGGTGGAAAAAAAACCTCACAACATTGCAGGGGAACGGCGGCAGACCTTAAAGTAAAAGGAATGACTCCTAATGAAGTTGTTAGTGCAATTGTAAAATCAGGGCTACAGTATGACCAAGTGATTCGGGAGTTTGATGCTTGGACACACATAAGCATACCAAACGGTAAAGATTTACCGCCAAGAAAACAGGCTTTGATTATTGATAAATCAGGCACTAGGGCGTTTGCTTAAACTTTTTGTCATAACAGGCTTTGCATACCCATCTACGCGATTTGCGATTATCAGCTATTTTCCAGTAGCCGCCCATTGAAGGGCGGTTCATTGTGCAGTTAGTACAGTATCTTTCTGCTTCCATGCTTGTATTAGCAAGCTCATACATCCTTAAATCGTGCATCCTTCGTGGTACTTTCTTTTTGCTGTTAAATAGGTTTGTGCTGCTTTTTCTATATTATCAAAAATACCTAAATGCTTCACTTTGCCTTTATATATTATTTGAGATATAAATTTATTTCCTCGTTGATGCACTCCTAATACGCCTAATTTATTTTGTTTTTTTGCTTTTATTAAATTTTGAGCATTTGTTTTTCTAACTACCAATCTTAAATTTTCAATTCTATTATCGCTTTTTATTCCGTTAATATGGTCAATATCCATATCTTGCAAATCGCCATTTATCATTTGCCAAATTAATCTGTGAGCATAAAAAGATGC